CAAATTCCCCATCAGACAACAAAGCCGGAATCGAGTCCGAGGTCCCTGTTCCAGGGCCATTGATGTGTCCTTGCTTGCGCGGGTAGGTTGTTCCACCCATCTCTAAAGCCATGATACCGCCCTGTGCGTAGCCTGGAGGACGTCGAGGCGCATAGCCCCTGGATCCTTGCAACCCGCCAAAGGTCAAGGGTTTTGCATAAGCTGGATTTGCAAAATCAAACGCGGCCATGTTGGGCGCAGCGGCGGGGGTTTCTTTGAATCCTCCTCCCAAAGCCATTGCACCAAGGCCAAGTGCCGCAGCAGGACCATAGGTGGAGAGAATCCCCGGTGTCCCTGCTTTTATAACAGCATCGTAGGCCTGTCTAGCAAGGAAAGGACTTTTACTGCTTGCCATTTCTGCGTTGAACGCGGCCTTGGCTTCTTCGATGACTTTTGCCGGAACTGCACCTCGACTGCCGCCAAGGGCCTCGGGCATGTATTTGTCATAAAGTCCAGCGGCTTTGTCATAAAGCCCCGAGGCTTGGTCCATCAACGAAGGTGGGGGCGGAGGAGCGCTACCACGACCATACCCAATTGATTCAAACTCCATGCCTTGACCGAGTTGCGCAGGAACCGATTGCGCAGGAACCGGCACTTTGTAGGCATCTGGGTTAGCGATGCTCACACGCCTAGCTATGGGATCGCTTAACTCAGGCGCTGGACCTGCTGACATGGGAGGCGGGGGTCCCATGCCAGGGCCTTGCATGGCAAATTGTCCAAGATCCCCGGTTCCTGGAGCAGCAAAACGGCCTACTCCAGAATCATTCGCTAAGGCCTCATTTAACACATTAAGTCTTGTTTGATGGGTGCTTCCAACGGGGTACCCCCTGTTTAGCGTCGTCGGATCTATCTCACCAATAGAGGCTTGATAATCGCCTATAACTTTTTGATATTGATCAATAGGGGAAAAGGTATTGCCTGCCATTGGCACACGAGCGGCATCAAACTCCATGCCTGGAACACGTGGAGCTAGAGGGGCCCCAACGACAGTGTCAGCCGCAGGAGTTTGAGCAGCGGAATCAAGAGAAGGCAGCGCAGCAGGAGCCGTATCAACGGGGGAAACCAGGGTTTCTGCCCCCGCAGCGGAAATTGGCGCAGGGGCTTGAGCAGATGCAAAAGCATCTGCTCCGCCCATAATACCGGCAGTTGCACCTGCGGTAACACCCCCTATGGCTCCTGCTTTTATGGCCTCTCCGATATTTTTACCCTGCAATATTGCAGTCCCTGCACCTCCTACAAACCCACTAACAGCAGCAATTCCTGCGGTGGAGGTAACTCCCATAAACCCAGCTGCTGCGGGGCCTATGAAAAACCCAAGCGCGATGGGCAGGACAATCCTGCCTATACTACTTTGAGCAAACTTTTTAACCGCATTGCCGATAGATTTAAAAAGCTTGCCTAAGAAAAACTCAGGCAATCCTGTTACAGGATTGATCGTGCCGCTTCCTCCACGGGCCTTGAGCAATGCGGCTTCCTCAGGGGTGATGTGTGCAAGCATCGTGTCGCCAAAACGACCATACTGCGCCAGATCTGCAATGCCGCCACGCGCCATGCCCATCGGAGCAGGTTGCTCAACGGTCAAATAATCAAGCGCCATGTTCAACGCGACAAAGAACATCGGATCAAACTGCGCAGGCAGGATGTCCTCAGGAATACCCTGCTGCATATACTGACGACGAATTCTTTGATAATCCTGAGGCGTGTACAGGATTTCATCAACCATCTTATTAAGCAACATGAGCATGTCCATGGGGATGGACTGTGCACGCAACTCATCCACAAATTCCTTAACGGCCTGTGGATCGGCCTGCATCGCCCCACTGAGCAACTCATCGCTAAATTGCTTAGGAGGAACTTGCTCACGAAGCTGTTCAAATAACGCCTCTTCCTGGGGGTTGGCCCGTGGTTGAGGTGCTGCACCTCCTATTTGAGGGAGCGACATAATGCCTTGCATTTCTTCCATGTTAGTGCCTTTCCTGTTGAGCCATGGTCCTTGGACCGCGCGTCGGGAAAGGACGCGAAAGATGGCGTAATTATGCTCGATTTGCCTAGTTTCTGTCCATCTCTAAGTAGGAGATGACAAAGTCAACGGTAGTTACACTTGATTCAACTTTAAGCTCGTCAGTCTCTTCCATGTTCAACGGCACGCCGCTGAACACGTCCATCGTGGCGTTGGTAGGCAGCACGTACGATTTAAGCAGTGAATAACCCGTAGCACCGCCTGCTGGATAAAGCTTTACATTTAAGGTGGCGCTGCTTGCATTGCGGTTTGTGACACGTAAAGACGCTACTGTCGCAGCATTGGCCGCAGGTACTGTGTAAAGAGCCGATTCTGTATTAGCAGCGGGCGTCAAAACGTCTCGAAAATATTTATTGGCCATGTCAAAAAGCCGAAACGAAGTTGATGGTTAAAATGACCGAAGGGATCTCTGGCCGAGTGGGCGAAGTTCCTGCTGCATAGTGCTCTAAATACACATCAAGGCTATCGGACCACCATGCAACCTCAAGATATTCGGTTGCCGGATTGTTAATGGTAAAAATACCTGTGATTGCCGGAACAATATGCGTCCAAATATTGGCACTTTTACGTGCGGCAATGTCAAAACGCGTGTTGCTTAGGGCAATATTACTTCCGGTGTTTTTAAACCACACTTCAAACTCTGCGGCACTTGTACCACGATTGGTTACTTGAAGGGTAAAAGTAACAAGATAGTTCCCGGCACAAGGTACTTTAATACGACTATTACTAGTTACGCTGATGCCATTGGCAGGAGAAACACTATCGTAGGTTATAAGGTTTTCTGCGGTTATGCTTCCATTTGTCTGATCCGTTTCAGAAACAATCATTGCATAAGGTAATGCAATCCCATTACTAATTTGGGCTCCACGGATTCCGGCAGAAAACCCCGATCCTCCGGGCGTAGGGCCAAACCAATTAAGCGCTGCTGCTTGGTTTTGATCCAGCACGGAACCGTAGGTGTTATTAAGCTGAAGAACAACTTGTTCAAGCGATCGAATGAGCTGGTTGAATTGCTCTGGGCTGTATTGTTGAGAGGCGTTTGGAAGCCTGACGTTAAATATCTTGCTCATCGCAACCCATCAGGCTGAATGTCCACCCGCATCGTGCCGTAGCGCCAGTTGGTGTCTACCGCATCACTCTCGATGGTCAAGCTAATCTGCCTGCCCCGTGCCCGAGTGTCAATTTTTTGTGTAGTAGGAGTTACCGTATAAGGATCCAAGGTACTTGGCACAGCCGTCGCCTGTGGATAGGCACGCAATCTCAATCGCACCGTGAGATCACCCAATTGATTTTTGAAGTCAGGAATAAATCTGCTCATGAACATCATTTGATCGCCGTCCCCGATATCAAAATACCCTGAGACGATGTAGGAAAGAATCGCTGCACCGTTGCCGTTATAGCCGTCTTCCTGGTTAAAAAGTTGAGCACGCCCAGCAGTTAACCCATAAATCGTGGTCAAGGTGGACTCAGTCCCATTGGGGTCGTAATTCGTTGCAAGCGGCTTGTCAAAAGTGCCAATGTCTGCCCACGCGGTCCGAGACAAACTGCCCACGGACCAGACGTTTTCAAGATAGTTGTACGTTACAAAGCGATCAATATACTCTTCTCCCGCCGTGCAATACCACCACGTCACTTCGTTAAATTGCGCATTAACACCTGCATGAACCTTTGTAGCCTGTATAAAGTCTAAATCTTTAAATACAAAATCTTGTACAGTACAAGGCAGCTTTTTGACCGTGCCGTCAAAGACATAAAAAGCTTCCGTGCTCATCCAATAGGCAACACCATTGACGTCCACAGCAGCATGTGGACCAATGCACCCGCAGTTAGCCCCTAGCTGTTGAAAGCCGAATGTGTAAGGAGGCCCAACATACTGTTGACCATGAATGGATGTATCAGTCCAAATTAAAATCTGGCCCCGTGATCGTGTTGCAGTAACAATAAAACTTCCGTCTGTTAAACGTTGGCCTCCCGCCGTGTTTGTTGCACTTTCTACAAACTGATTGCGGTCCTCTTGGTTTGAAAAGCGAACAAGCATGGGGTCTTGGGTCGAGGGTGTTCCTACCGTAGCCTCTGTTCCAAAGCAGACCAAATGCCGATCCGGCGTAGAGACCAAAGCGTATTTGCTCTTTGTAGGTGCGCCAGAAATAGCGGAGGCCCGTGTTCCAGTGCCCACAGAAGGGCTCCACTCGTAAATGCCTCCATCAACAAGCTGTGCAATCAACAGCTCCCCAAAAACATCAAACTGCCAGACACGAGAAAACAACGTAAGCCCTGCGGATGCTGAACGCGGCGTTCCCCAAGTGCTCAAGCCCCAAGTGCCTGTGCCCCAACCAAAATCGTTATAGCTTACGTCAGAGCCTACATTAATCTGGTATTGCCCAACGACTGAAGCGCCTCCATTGCCTACATCGGATGCGTTTGCATTGACGGGTGCCGTGATGGTGTAACTGTTTCCAGTGAGCACTTCAGTGATTTCAAACTCAGACTGTAAGATTGCCTGGGTAATATTGCCTCCTGCTCCAAGGCCGTTGGCGTTAACACCACTAAAGGTAACAAAATCCCCGGTGATTGCGCCATGACTTGCGTCTGTGACTGTAATGATGGGAGAACCCGTGGTCGCGGCGAAGGTCACATCGCCTGCGGAAGTCGTAGCTCGTATGGGCGTTAAATCAAACCAAGCCCCACCGTAAAAAACATAAAGCTTTCGGTTTGTGCCTAATGCTGCATAGGGTGCCCCATCCAGGTCATTCCAGGTAAAAACCTCACTTACTGCCCCCACAAAATAAGGAGAGGTGACATTAAATTGAGTCCATCCGCCTAATTTTTCCGGCAGGCCATAACGAAAGCGGATATAGTCGCCATCGATCCACCCGCCTTCAGCGCCGTATTCTGTGTTTTGTTTGTCAATCCCTGGTTTCAGGAACAATCGCATTAAAGGCACGGTTTACCTCATCAATGCAGCTTCAGCCGCACGGCGGCGGGTAAGTCCGGGGAGTATGCGACCAGCAGCCCTGTTCCATTTAAGGCACTCATTTGCTGCATCACCCCAATCTCCCGCGTCAATACGTTTTTTGAACGTGGAAATCCTGTAATTTCCTAGGCCACAATTGTACGCCCAGCTTACTGTTGCAGCAATGCGTCGTGGGGAGGCACTTGGAAACGTCGGACTAAGTTTGCAAAGTCCTACATAAAAGTAATTGATGTGATGGTCTAAAGCGTCCTCACACTGAGCCATCGTCCAAATGGTTCCCGGCTGAATATCAGGGCCGGTAGCTCCCCAACCTATGGTCCAAGGATGTCCTTTGGTTCCGGGGTCGGGATAGGAGGTTACGGTTCCGTCAGGCAGAAGCCTAGCTAGCCCTTCAAAAGGCTTGATGAGTACATCTCTTGCTAGCTTCTTTGCCTCTTCATTCACGACTTTTGGTATTTTTCTATGCTGCGACCAACAAACCAGAATGTGAGGCACATGGTAAATACTCCAAAATCGTCCTCATCCCAGACTTGAGTTACGACTTCTGTCCAGTTCGCGCCTGTTTTAAACGCCAGTACAAGCGCTGCTGCCTTGACCGTCGCGTACATGAAAAATAAACACCAAGTGATGCCGGGACGTACAAGAGCAGATATTCCAGCCACAAACCAGCCAGCAGCTTTTGCCGTTTCAGCTTGCTCCTGAAATGCCGCTTTGATCGCTTCGGTCTGCTGGATGGAGTAATCGACATACTTTTCCTCCACTCGGAATTCACCACGCATTTTCTCCAGATCAGTCTGGAGTTGGAAC